ACTCCCTCTTCTAAATTGGCAAAAGAAGACATACCAAATGAATTTGATATGTGGAAAGCAAAAAAGTATAAAAATAAATTAACAACTACTACATGGATGTCATTATCTAAGATTACAGGGATGTTTGACACTATCATACTTGATGAAATTCAATTTTTAACTTTAAATAATGCACAAAACTTGTTAAATGGTTCATTGAAATGTGGAAATATCATTTCTATGACAGGTACAGCTAGTAGTCATGACCATAAGAAAGACCTTTACAAGAAGTTAAACCTAGAAATTTTAGTAGATTTATCTATTAATGAGGCAGTAGATATGAAACTTCTAGCCAACTACAGTATTAAAGTAGTTGAAGTGGATATGGGAACTAAGAATATCATTGAAGCAGGTAATAAGGAAAAAAGATTTATGACCTCTGAATTAAAGCAGTATAATTATCTTCATAATGTAGCACAACAAGCTATATTTCAAAAAAGAAGTGATATGACCTTTAGGATTTTAGCAAGAATGAGAGCCATTAAAAACTCTCCTGCTAAAACTGAAGCTGCTAAGTGGTTAATTAATCATTTAGAAGGAAGAAAATTAATCTTTTCAGCTACTATTAAACAGGCAGAAGAACTTTGTAAGCACACTTATCATAGTAAAACAGATAATGTGGACTTACAGAAATTTATGCATGGAGAAATAGAAGAAATTGCTATGGTTAATGCAGGTGGTACAGGCTTCACTTATAAAAGGATAGACCACTTAATGTTAACACAAACTGATTCAGATAAAAATGGATTGACATCTCAGAAGATTAGTAGAACACTACTAGACCAAAAAGATTATAAGGCAACCATTTGGATTTTATCTTTAATTGGAACTCAAGATGAAAAGTGGGTACAATCAGTGTTAGCAAATTTTGATAAATCTAAAATTGAGTTCTTGAGATTTAAAAACATAGTAAATCAAGCAGAAAATGAGTGAAAGACCAATATTACAACATGTGGTCACAGCTAATAGGTTTTTATTTACTTATGGAGATATGGCACTTGATGTTGTGGAAGAGATATTAAGTGCTACTCCAACTGTAAAGAATTTACAAGGAGTTTTAATACATGATTCTTGGTTTTGGAAGAAAGTTAAAATAGAAATAGTTAGACAATTTAAAGCAATTAATGATGAATGAAACTAAAAAATTAATGGCAATAGCTAAACTTAAACAAATTCTTAGATGGTCTGATAGATTGGGGTCTGATGAAATAATAGAAATTAATGAGATAATAAAACTCCTAAAAGATGGCAAAAATAGTAACAATTAACTCTGAAATACTCTCAGTATTAAGAGAATATAAAGTAAATCAAGATGAAGCAAAACTCTATTTATTAGGGATTTATTTCAACCTTAATACTGAATATATTTCAGAGATTACTAGAAAGCAGGTTAATGCTTTAGGAATAGTAGAAAGAGAGTATAAGGACAATTCTTCAACTCCTCATACTTTAAGGTGGTTAGTACCACTATTTAATGAAGAAAAAGATGATGCTTTTGGATGGATAGCTTCTTATCAAGACTTATTTGGAAAACTTAACCCTGAAAGAAAGGGAACTAAGTCAGCTTGTATGTCAAGAATGAAGAAGTTTTTTGCAGAGCATCCTGAAGTAAGAAAACAAGATATAAAAGCAGCAGTAGAAGCATATTTAAAAACTGTAAATGACCCACAATATTTAAAATCTGCTCATAAGTTTATCTATGAAGGAACAGGTTTTAATAAGGTAAGCATGCTTGAACAGTATGTAGCATCAGTAAAAATTTCTGGAACTTCTGATGGGAGAACAAGTAAAATGAATTAATTATGAGCAATAATAAACATGGACTTAGAAATCATCCTTTATATCACATTTGGTTTGCTATGAAGAGTAGATGTACTAATACCAACAACCCCAAGTATTTTGATTATGGAGCAAGAGGTATTATTGTATGTAATAAATGGCTTAAATTAAGTGGGTTTATTGAGGATATGTATAGCACTTATAATAAGGGACTTACACTTGAGAGAAAAAATAATAATTTAGGATACACTTTTGAAAATTGTAAATGGGCTACTTATTTAGAACAAAATAATAATAAAAGAAATAATGTGTTCTATAATTATAAAGGAGAAAGGTACACTCTACCACAAATAAGTAGATTAGTGGGAGTAGAAATTGAAACTATAAGGGCAAGACTAAAAAGAGGAAGGAGGCTAGAAGATGCAGTAATTAAATAATAATTAAAAATAATAAAGTAAATGAATTTTAAAGAAAAATTTAAAAAAGGCTTAAAAGGTCTAAATTTTGGACTACCCCTTGGTTTAGATAAAATAGATATAGCAATAGGAGGAATACAAAAAGGAGCTATTTATACAGTAGCTGCAGCACCTAAAGTAGGTAAATCCTCTTTTGTAAATTACTCTTTTGTTATCTCTCCTTTTCTACACTATTTAAAAATTCTTGAGGGAGAAAATCCTAATAATTTAGAAATAGAATGGATATATTTTTCATTTGAAATGAGTAGGCTTAAATTAGAATTTAAGTTTGTATCATACTTTATGAGTGAAGACTATGGTATAAAAACTTTTAATTGGAAAGATGAAGTTTATGATATTTCTTCTAACTACCTAGAAGGAAAAATGAGAGACAATGATAAAAACCCAATCATTCCAAATACAGAACATCAGAGAATAGTCTTAAAAATTTATGAAGAAAGAATTGTACCTTTATTTGGAGAATATAATGAAAAAGGCATACAGTTTAAAAAAGGTGCTATTACCTTTATAGAAAAAAGAGAAAACCCTACAGGCTTAAGGAACTTTATAGGGGAATATTCTTCTGAAAATGGAGAGTGGACAAAATCTCAATATTCTGTAGTTATAGGAAAAGATAATAATGGACAACCAATTAAGGAAATAAGGGAGAAGAGAGAATCTTGGAGACCACATAATCCTAATAAATACACTATTATAATCACTGACCACATGAGAAAAATTCCCAGAGAAAGGGGATTTGATGAAAGGCAGACTATTAATAAAATGGTAGAGTATCAAGTAGAATTTAGAAACTGGTGTGACTTTACATTTGTAGATATTATACATCTTAATAGAAATATGAATGATACAAACAGATTAAAATATAATAGTGAGTTTATATACCCTCTAGGAGATGATATAAAAGGCTCAGGAAATCTGTCTGAAGAATCTGATTACATATTTACTATGATGAATCCCAATGATGAGAGATACAATTTATCTAAACATTTTGGGTTACAAATTAAAAGTACAAGTAATGATGAAATATATCCAGGGTATGTATCTATTCACCTAGTAGAAAGTAGGGACACAGAATGTCCCAATCATTTTAGAACTATCCTTAAAGGAAATATAGGAGGGTTTGAAACTCTTATAGAACAACAAGGATATGGAAATTTTTAAAACAGTAAAAGTATGAGTAATGCTATTGCTATAGTAACAGAAAGTGGTTTTGGTAAAACTACTTCAATGGGAGAGATACCTGAACTAGGTATTAAAGGTCTTAAACCAACAGAGACCTTCTTAATTAATGTAAAGGGGAAACCATTGCCCTTCAGAGGTTGGAAAAATAAATATAAGCCTGTAAATATTAATATTGGTCCTCCAAAAGAGGGCAATTACTTAGATAGTTGTAATCCTTATGATATTATTAAGGTAATAAATTATATAAGTAAAAGTAGACCTGACATCAAAAATATTGTGATAGATGACTACCAATATATTTTGAGTGAAGAGTTTATGGCAAATGCTTTAAAAGCAGGCTTTGATAAATTCAATAAGTTAGCTAAAAATGCCTATGATGTAATTAATGCAGGTATTAGTGCTAGAGAAGATTTAAACTTCTTTATACTTACTCACTCAGAAGTGATTGAAAATGGTTTTCAGACTTCTTATAAAATCAAAACTATTGGTAAAATGCTAGATAGTAAGGTTACTTTAGAAGGTCTATTTACCATAGTACTATATGGGAAACAAACTTGGGATGATAAAGAAAAGAAAGTAACAAAGAAATTTGTAACTAACTTTGATGGACAATATCCTGCTAAGTCTCCTGTAGGAATGTTCTCTGAAACATACATTTTAAATGATTTAGGGACAGTAGCTAAAGCTTTATATGACTACAATCATGGAGTAGAAGCTAAAACAGAAACAGTAAAATAATTAATTAATTTTTAAATAAGACAACATGTCAGAAAAAGTGCAATTAACAGTAAGTGGTATCAAAGAAGATTTGAACCAAGGATTAACAAGAGTTGATATCCAAACTAAATATGGTTTACCACCAAGAGATGTAACAGCTTTATTTAAACATCCTAAATTAAAAGGATTGAAAACTAAACCTGCTCCAATGTTTATATTAACAGATGATACTTCTGAAGAAGAAGTAACTGAAACTCCTGTAGTAGATAATGGAGACCAAGAGATGCAAACTCCTAGTGTAGACAATGACTTCAGTACAGAGACTCCTGTTGAGCCTGTAGTAACTGATGAATTTTAATTAGTAAAAACTAATTAATAAAAATTAATTTTATAACTTTATAAATTCCAAGAAAATTTTATGGAAGGACAAGAAAATAGTACCCCTGCTCAAGCAGGGTATGGATATTCAGAGCATGTGCCAGGTGAGGCATCAATAGTCTTTGGATTAAATGCAGGTAATGTTAGACTTACAAAGTTTGCATGGACTGCAAATGGAGGTAAAGATGGAGCTGAGATGGAAGCTATGGACATCATGTTTACTGTTAAAGGTAAAGAAAGAGGATACAAAAAGTTCCCTATCAAGAAAGCTTTTGCTAAAGACCCAAGTAACCCAACAGGACCAAATATTGAAATAACTGACCCTAATCATCCTGCTATTGCAACAGCAAAGCAAGAATTGAGTTCAGTTATGGTTCACATTTTAGGTTGTTTTGTACCTAAAGCAGAAATTCAAGCAGCTTTGTCTGTTCAGATTCAAAATTTCAAACATTTCTGTAGTATTTTACAAGACTTATTGCCAAACAATTTTGACCAAGTAGCCTTAGATGGCTTTGGAGTATGGCAATGGCAAATAGGTGGTGAAGCAAAAAACACCTTTTTAGAGTTTCCTAAGAATATGAAACATGGAAGATGGTTAGGAAAAGCTATTGACCCTATTAGTAAATGGGAAAAGCAACAAAATCCTGCAGCTTCTTTGAGTGAAGTAGCTCTAAGATATGTTGATGCAGATGGAAATAAACACCCTTTCACTAGAAATGGATGGTTTATGGAGTCTAATTTTGCTACTCAGCAAAAAGAGGCACAATCAGCAGGAGGACAAGCTATGCAAAATTCTGCAGATGCTTCCTCAGGTGGTGACTGGTGATTAAAACCTTAGAAAACAGAAAGTTATGAGCACAACACATGGATTATATAAACATAGATTATATTATACTTGGAAAGGTATGAGAGATAGATGTGAAAGACCTTCTAATAAGGATTATCCTTATTATGGAGGTAGAGGAATTAAACTATGTGATAGGTGGAAAACTCCTGTTTTATTTGTTCAAGATATGTATCCTTCTTATATAGAAGGATACACTATTGAAAGAATGAATAATGATGGAGACTATGAACCTAATAACTGTAAATGGGTAACCAAGGCAGAGAACAACAAAACTAAAAGTGATGTTCTTAGGCTTGAATATAGAGGTAAAACTTACAATGAGTGTGAGTTAGCTAAATTTACAGGGATAGGAAGAAGTCTTCTTAAATGGAGAAGAAATCAAGGGTTCACTGTTGAGGAAATGGTTAATGGTAATAATTGAGATTAAAGCTCTGAATAGGTTAATATTCAGAGCTTTTCTTATATAACATTTAAAATACAATAATACAATGGGTTATGGGTACAAAGAATCTAGACTTTTTATCTCCAAAGAGGAGATATTAATGAGAGTAACACAAGAAGAAATATTTAAAATGGTCTTAGGGTATATACCTAGAGAGCATAAATATGTGTATTCTCCTTTTAGAAAAGATAGAGTACCTGATTGTTACTTTGAATGGTATAAAAATTCTATGTGGTTTATTGATTGGGCAGAGCCTATGAGAAAAAGACGACATAGAGATTGCTTTAATATGGTACAAGACCATTTTAGAGTATCATTTTATAAAGCTTTAGAGCTTATAAATGAACATTTTAAATTGAACCTCTTAGCAGGACACCATGATGACTCTGATTATGTTGTAGAAAAGAGGAAACAAATTGTAGAATTAAAAGAGAGGAAAAAAGACATTCATGATATGCCCTTTAAAGCAAGAATGTTTAATACTCAGGGAGACAGGGAATTTTGGTCTCCTTTTCAAATAAGTAGGAGTGACTTAATAGAAGATGAAGTCTTTCCAATTATTTGGTATAAAATCTTTTCAAAAAGATTAAAACAACATGTAGTAATAAGACCACAAACAAGGTCTTACCTCATAGGAAACTTTGAAAAAAGAAGAAAATTCTACACACCTGATAAAAAGGGAAAAGGTAAATGGGCAACTAACTGTATAGCAAATGATATATGGGGATTTGATGAATTACCTTTAAAAGGAAAAAGACTAATAATTTCTAAATCTTATAAAGATTGGAGAGTGCTTAAAAATCAAGGACTTGAAAATGTAATTGCCTTTCAAAATGAAGGGGTAATTCCAAAAGAAGAAGTTATGTTAGACCTTATAAACAGGTTTGAAGAAATTGTTATCTTTTTTGATAATGACAGGGCAGGAATGGAAGCTGCAGCTAAAGTTTCTGAGTACATAAATAAAATTAAAAATATAGCAAAACCTATTCATCTTCCAACTAACTTAAGTAAGAAAGGTATTAGTGACCCTTCAGATATGATTAAGTTAGCAGGTAGACCAGCACTAGTAGGATTTTTAGAATACAATAAACTATGAGAAAGATAATTACAGTAGATATTCCTGGATACAAAGATTTATATAAAATAAATAGTCTAGGACTTGTCATTAATGCTAAGGACAAAATTTTAATAGGTAGCACAGCAAAAACAGATGGACAATATCCACAAGTAAAACTACAAAAAGATAATAGTTTTAAACAATGGAGAGTTCATGTTTTAATGGGAGTTGCTTTTTTAGATTATGAACCAACAGGCAGAAAGATAGTTATAGACCATATTAATAATATTAAATGGGATAACAGATTAGAAAATCTACAGAAAATATCTCATAGAGATAATTGTACCAAAGACACTGATAGTGAAGTGAAAAGTAGAGGAGTTACACTAATTAAAAAGAGTGGAAAATTTACCTCAACTATACATCACAATAGGAAAAATATAAATTTAGGTTTATTTAATACTGAACAAGAAGCATCTAAATACTATGAAGATGCTGTAAAAGCAATTGAAGTTGGCAATTCAATTGTCAAAAAAGTTACCAGAATATACAAAAATTAATATATTAATTAATAACAAAAATGAATTAAAAATGGAAGTAAAAGTTTTTAGTACACAAATGGGAGAAAAATCCATAACCACTGATGCAACTACTTGGGGTGAATTACAAAGAGACCTTGAAGCCAACAGTATTGGTTACAGTAAAATGAAAGCTGTAATTGGTGAAAACAAATTAACCTTAGAAGCTGATGGAGCTATATTACCTGCACAAGGGTTTACATTGTTCCTTATGAACAAGAGAACTAAAGCAGGGACAGATTTTAGTAAAACTCCTTACAGAGTATGTAGAGCAACTATTAAAGCTATCTTAGATAATGATGAGTCTGCAAAAGAACACTTTAATGAGGGAAAGAATTACACCACTAAAGGCACTGATGTCTTGAGACAATTGTTATCCTCTTTTAGTGGTGTTATATCAAATTTAAAGGATTCAACAACTAAGAAAAAAGGTAAAAAAGATGGTTTTAAAGAACCTAAAAATGTAGCTAGAAAAGAACCTGAACCTGTTAAAAAGAACTCTGTTATTGAAAAAGCTGTAAAAGAAGTAACAAAGGAGAAAAAAGAGGTTGTTGCTAAAGTAGTAGAACCTGTTAAAGTTTCTAAAGAAGATAAAAAGTCTATTGAAAAAGGACATTCTACTGTAGAGGGACATGAGGGACTAAAAAGTTTAGATGCAGGTATTGAAATGCTTAGAACTGCTGATATTTCTGACCTTGATAGAGAGTTACAAGAAGATATTGAATCTTTAACTACTAGAATTTTCAAGAAATGGAAGCAAGCTGATGAAATCTATACTAAAGCTTTAGAAGCTGAACAAGAAAGAATCAAGCAAGAGGAACTTCAAGCAAGAGAGCAAGCTGAAAAAGAAGCTAAAGAGAAAGCTAAAAAAGAGGAAGAGGATAGAATAGCTGAAGAAGAAAGAAAAAAGCAGGAGAAAGAGGCTAAGATAGCACAGGAGAAAGAAGCTAAAGTTGCTGAAGAGAAGAAAGAGAGTGAAAGTAAGCTTAAGAATGAAATGAAAGATTTAATGAGTGAATTTGGAGATGTGAAATTCTAAGTTTTCTTAGTATAATTAATTGATTAAAGTCCAAGATGCTATTAAAATATCTTGGACTTTTTCTATTTAAAACAAAACAAATGTCAGACAGAAAATCAATATATATAGAGGCATTTAATAATGCTGATATAGAGAAGAAGAAAAGAAGTATTAAAGCTATAGAAGCCTATGGAAAATTAGATGGAAAATACATAGGTGTAGGAGAAAAAGTAGATTCTATTACAAAAATACTTGAAGAAGTTTATCCTTCAAAATGGGATATTGTCTTAAAGAAAAATATAGAAAGAAAAAAAGACATAAATGGAGATTACCATTATCCTGTTGACAGGGAAAGACCTTTTACATTAGAGTTTATTATCCACTTTCCTATTATTATTATTACAAATACTAAGAAAGAAATACACACTATTACAGATTTGTATATAAAACTAAATCCTACCAATGGGGAAGAAGGTTTTTCTTTCTGGTATTTTGAAGGTAAAAGAATGTCAGCTACTAAAGAAGAAATTCATAGTAATTATCAACATAGTCATTTATCTGCAAGAAGGTATTTAGTAAAGCCTAGAGAAGAAGAAGATAACAGTGCATTTACTTGGAAAGGTTTTTGTCTGGGTTCAAGTGAAATAAATCAAGCTCTTACTTTATTAGGTGGTAATTATACTGAAAACATCTTTAAGTTATTTTTAATGCAATTAGATGAATATTTAAATTGGGAATCTATTGAAGGAACTCCTCATATTCATATGTCTAATGTATTGGGAACTAAGAAAGCTAGTAGTTTACCAACAAGAATACTACAACAGTATTATAATAGAATCAAAGAAAGAGAAGATAAGAAAGAGGTTGATTTTATTATGGAAAAAGGTCAAATAAAAGTTATTCAAAATGAGAAATTTGAAGAATTTTTAAGAGTATGGGAAGTATATTCTTCCTATGATGTACACCTTATCTCAAGAAAAGACAGCAGAGGAAATTATTACAAGTATCAATTTGCTAGTGCAGATATAGATGAATTTGTCTTAAGTCCTGAAGAATCACTAGAGACCATAAGCTTCTTATTTAGAGGAGAAAGAGTAAGATTTGAAATAAAAGAAAGTACAAGAACAGAAGAAAATAAACAATTTTATCTTCATAAACAAATTAAAGAATATGTCACAGAAAACATTGAAAAAGGAATCAAAACCCAAAGACTTAGAAGTCATATCACTAAGTCACTTAGTGCCATTGATAGTCTCTCAGGAGATACAAGACAAAATAGATTATTTGTGCCAAACAATAGCTAAAGTAGAATGGTCAGCAGTACTATTTTATTCTGTAAAAGGTAGCATTAGAGATTTTGACAAAGTAGAGTTAATTGTTGAAGACATTTATCCTATGGACAAAGGAAATACATCTACAACAGGATATGAACTAGGAGAAAATTTTATTGAATATAGAATGGATAATCCTAAAACATTAGCTTGGAAAATTGGAATGATACATTCTCATCACCACATGAAAGCTTATTTCTCTCCTACAGATATGTCTGAACTCAATGATAACACTGAGTTTCATAATTATTATTTATCTTTAGTAGTGAATAATCATGGTGCATTAGTAGCAAAAGTTGCCTTTAGAGGCAACATAAATGGCTATGGATGTAAAGATGAGACAGGAGAAGATTGGACACTTAGACTATCAAAAGAAAGACAAGCTATGTTTACTTTTGATTGTGATGTAAAATCTCCTAAAGTTCTTACTAAAGTCCCTAAAGACTTTGCCAAAAGAACTAAAGAAATCATTGAAGAGGCTAATGTAAAAGCAAGAGCCTATAAAACAAAAGCACAACAATTTCAATCTAAAAAAGCACCTTACCAAAGAAATTTACCTGCTCATAACTATCCACCTATACATAAAAAAGGATATAATCCTTTTGATTATATGGGAAATGGAGATGAAGACAATATGGAAGAGATGGAAGCAAATATGTGGAACAACTCCTTTAACAGAGACCCTATTAAGGGTAAAAAAGATATGACAGAAGAAGAAAGATATTCTGATTTTGCTAGATATATCTTAAGATTAGCTGATGATATTGAAATAGTAGGAGATGACCTTGAAGGTGCTTTAGAGGATAGTGAAATTATAGAAAATGGACAAGAATATCTATCTAGTATAATTGTTATGTATCCTGCAATGTTTGAAAAATATTGGGATATTTTTGGAGAAATAAACACAGAAAGATTTCTGCATATTACTTCAGAAACAATAAGTGCTTTAGATGAATTTTATGGATTATTTGAAGTAGTAGAACCCTTAATAAAAGCATTAGAATTAATGACCATTAAAATGAAAATAGATGGATAAAAGTACAGTAAGAAGTAGATTTAAGGATGCCCCTTGGTATCCTAAAGAAAACACTAGTGCCATAGTAGGTGGTGCAGGTGGTATAGGAAGTTGGTTAACTTTCTTATTAGCAAGAGCAGGTTTTGAGCCTATTGTGTATGACTATGATAACATAGAATCACACAATATAGGAGGACAATTGTTTGGAATACAACATATTGGTATGCCTAAAGTAGATGCCCTTAAAGAGATAGTTTTAAATTTTTCTGATGTACATATAACTGTACTTAATGAAAAGTTTACAATAGAATCAATGGGGCATCAATTTATGTTTGCTGCTTTTGATAATATGCAGGCAAGAAAAGACATGTTTGAGCTTTGGTGGAAAGATAACCATGACAACCCTAATGCAATGTTAATAGATGGTAGACTATTGATGGAGCAAATGCA